AAAATACATATTCCGGCAAAGAAGATGATTCCAAATGAGCAGGGTGTAATCAAGGTTACTCCTAAAGCAATGGAAGCATTATCATAAGTAGTAAACGAAAGCGGCAGAAGTGTAAGAGAGGTTGCATCTCTTATTATTCTGCAAGCAATAGAAAACAATTTAATTGTATTCGATAGGGAGGAATAACAAGTGAACAACGATTTATATGAATCAATAAAAAATTTACTTTTAAAAACACAGAGACCAGGAATGGACAAGCTGATTAAGCATATGGAGGAATATGGATTCTTCAACGCACCATGCAGTACGCAGCATCATTTATCCAAGCCAGGTGGTCTAGCAGAACATAGTTATAACGTATGGGAAGTTGCATGGGATTTATCACAAGCACTATATCATATTGTTCCAACAGACAGTTTAGTTATTGTCACATTATTACACGACATCGGTAAAATGGGACAGTTTAACAAACCTAATTATGTTCCAAATATGTTAAAAGGACGAGCTACCAAAGCAAATCCAAATCCGGAACCGTATCAATCAACATCAAAACCATACATATCAAATCCGGAACTTTTATATGTAGATCATGAAGTAAGAGCATTGTCTATTATTTCAAAATTTATTGATTTGACGGAAGAAGAGCAACAAGCAATTCTTTGGCACAATGGCTTGTATGGTCCGTTCAAATATGAGATTCAAGGTAAAGAAACGCCATTATACATGATTCTGCATTGGGCGGATATGTGGGCGAGTAGAGTTGTTGAAGTGGAAGAAGAGGAGGAATTTAATGATGGCGGAAATGAGTAAAGCACCTATGATATACAGTGCAATTAGCAAGGTTATGGCCGACATTGGAGCTGTAGGGAAGAATCAAAAAAATACTCAGCAAGGATTTATGTTCAGAGGTATTGATGCAGTTATGAATGCGATTAATCCAGCATTGATTAAACATAAGGTTTTCGTTGTGCCCGAGATATTGGAGCAGAGTAGAGAAGAGCGAACTACGAGCAAAGGAACTACCCTTATTTATTCTATCTGCAGAATAAAGTATACCTTTTATGCTGAAGATGGTTCGAGTATTTATGCCATTACTATTGGAGAAGGTATGGATAGTGGAGATAAAGCCACAAACAAGGCAATGGCTATTGCTTTTAAATATGCTTGTTTTCAAGTGTTTTGCATCCCAACAGAAGAAATGAAAGATCCTGATGCAGAGAGTCCTGAAGTTAGTGGAAAAGGAAAGAAGACAACTAAAACACAGAGTGAAGTAATTTCTCAAGCAACACAGTTCGTAACAGAAAAGGAAATTGCTGATATTCAAAAAGAATTATGCAGAACGGGTTTAGCGGAAGAAAAAATTTGTTCAACCTTTGGAATTAAAAAAATTGCTGATATGTCTATGACGCAATATACAGCATGCATGAATAAGTTCCGTGTTACGCCAGATAAGAAGGAGGACAAATAATGAATAGAGTTGAATTGACAGGAAGATTTACAAAAGACCCAGTAATTAGCTATTCACAAAATGGAGGTTCGGTTGCCAGCTTTACGCTGGCAGTGGACCGTTCTGTAAAAAAGGGTGATGAATGGGTGCGTGAAGCCGATTTTATTCGTTGTGTCGCATTTGGTAAAAAAGCAGAGTTTGTAGAAAAATATTTTAGTAAAGGTAGTTTTGCAGTTGTATCTGGAAGTATTAAAACTGGGAACTATGACAAGGACGGTACGAAAGTTTATACAACCGATATATGGGTAGAAAACATTGAATTTGGTGGTGGAAAGACTGAAACAGAACCCCGCAAACCAACACAAACAGCTGATATTGGAGATGAATTTATGAATATTCCGGATGATATCGATGAGGAACTTCCATTTTAATTAAGGTGGTGATGATTTGCAGATACAAATTGATAGCAGGGAAAAGGCAAAAGCTATTAAAAAAATAATAACTGAATTTGATTATCAAGGAATCATGCATTATACTTCAAAACTTTATGTCGGCGATTATATGAACTTGGATAATCCGCGACTAGTTGTTGATAGAAAACAGAATCTTACAGAAGTCTGTTCGAATGTATGTCAAGATCATGAAAGATTTAGAACAGAACTTATCCGGGCACAAGAAGCAGGAATACAAGTTGTTATCCTTGTGGAACATGGTGGTGCTATCGAAAAACTAGAAGATGTGATTTGGTGGAATAATCCACGGTTAAAAAAATCACCGAAAGCAATTACTGGCGAACGATTATATAAGATTTTACTGACACTAGAGAGAAAGTATGGATGCAGATTTTTATTCTGTAAAAAGGAAGACACCGGCAAAAAAATTATTGAACTGCTAGGTGAGAAGAATGACTAAAGAAGAAATAAAACAACAATACAGTATGAGAGATATTGTGGAGAAATACGGGTTCAAACCAAATAGGACAGGATTTATTTCCTGTCCATTCCACAGCGGCGATAGAAGTCCATCAATGAAGATTTATCCAAAAGACTTCCATTGTCACGCGTGTGGAGCAAATGGCGATATATTTACATTCATCCAAATGATAGACCAAGTGGATTTTAAGACGGCGTTTCAGAGCCTTGGTGGCACATATGAGAAACCTACGTTTGAATCTCAGCTTGCAATCTACCGAGCGCAAAAAAAGAAAGAGCAGCGTATTAAGGAAGAGGAAAAACTTAAAAGGCGTAAAGAACTGAACAACATATTAATAGATGTATATCGATATTGGTTGAATCGTTCAGAACCATTTAGCGAAACTTGGTGTAGTTCCTGTAATGCGCTGCAGTATCAACTGTATTTACACGAAGCATTAAACGAAGAAGAGGTGAAAACTTGAAAGAAATAAAAGAGATGAATTCAGACGACATATTAGATGAATCAGTGTTTATTGAATTATTCGAAATAGAAGACGTGATTGAACGTTCTACTAAAATTGTTCAATTGACACGTAAAGCAAAAGATTTGGGAGTAAAAGGGTCTTTTGAAGAACTTCTCCGAGCATACAAACAAGTTGACCGGGAAATCAAACGTCAGGCGAAAGAAAAACATCCAATTTCTACTCTTGATAATTATACAAATTTTACCGGTAATTACGAGCGAATGTATTGTGGTATGTGGATTGCAAATGATACCGGTATTTATGCACAGAAATCGGGTGGTCTTGAGGACGTTGTATGTTATCATCCAATACTTCCAATAGAACGTCTGAAGAACTTGGAAACGGGCGAAGAACAAATCAAGTTGGCATACAAAAGGAATAATAAGTGGAATGAAATTGTTGTACCAAAAACAATGATTACTTCTGCTAATAAAATAGTTGCTTTGTCTGGGCGCGGAATTGCTGTTACAAGCGAAAATGCAAAGTTATTGGTTAAATACTTGGCTGACGTGGAAAATAGCAATGACGACTACATAAACGTGCAATACTCGACAAGCAAATTGGGATGGATTAATAAAGATTTTATTCCATATGACACAAATATCATCTTTGATGGAGATATGAGATTTAAAACAGTGTTTGAAAGTATATCAGAATACGGAAGTTATGATGTATGGATTGAACACATAAAGGCGTTGCGAGCCTCCGGGCGAATTGAACTTAAGTTTTTACTTGCAGCATCATTTGCAAGTGTTTTGGTTCAAATCCTCGGTGGACTTCCATTTTTTGTGGACCTGTGGGGAGAAACAGAAGGTGGTAAAACAGTTTCTCTTATGGTTGCTGCAAGTGTATGGGCTAATCCGGATGAATCGAAATACATCGGTGATTTTAAAACTACAGATGTAGCATTGGAAGCAAAAGCGGATATGTTAAACCATCTTCCAATGTTCTTGGATGATACATCAAAGGTCTCGGCACGCATTAGAGATAACTTTGAAAGCATTGTGTATGATTTGTGTTCCGGTAAAGGAAAGAGCCGTTCTAACAAGGAATTAGGCGTAAACAGAGAGAATCGTTGGCGAAACATCATGATATGTAACGGAGAACGTCCATTGAGTGGATATGTCAACCAAGGCGGAGCGATTAACCGTATTTTAGAAATTGAATGTGGAGAAAAAGTTTATGAGGATCCACAAACTACCGCTAATTTGGTCAAGATGAATTATGGTCACGCAGGAAAGAATTTTGTTGAGATTATCAAACAACTTGGTATCGATAAAATTAGAAAGATCCAACAGGAATTTCAAACGGTTCTGTTTGATACGGATAAAATGCAGAAGCAGAGCTTGTCATTATCTATCGTTTTGACAGCTGATAGAATCGCCACAGATTACATTTTTAAAGACAAGGCATATATTTCCTTGGATGATGCAAAAAAAGTCTTGTCTGACAGAAATGAGATATCTGACAACGAACGCTGCTATCAGTATCTGTTGGACAAGATTGCAATGAATGCTACAAGATTCGATGCGACAACGAATTGTGAGAAATGGGGAACTATTGACAAAGGTTTTGCAATTTTATACAACCAAGCATTTAACGAATTGTGTGACAGTGGACATTTTTCAAAGCGTTCTTTTTTGTCCTGGGCAATAAAAAATGATGTAGTTCAAACAGATTCTAATGGTAATCCGACAAAACCAAAAAAAATTGATGGGAAGAACAGCCGGTGCGTTTTTCTTAAACTAATACCTGACGAGAGTGAAATTTCTGAAGAATGGACAAATGTTCAAGGTGAATTACCTTTTGATTAAATATGAAAAGGTAACAAAGTAACAAAGTAACAACGCGTTTTCTATATATAGAAATATAAAAATGAAATATTTGATATTTTTATTTTCCTTATAGGGTTGCAAAAATTTCTGTTACTTTTGTTACCGAGTTTTGAAACCCCTGAATTTATAGGATTTTTGGGTAACAAAACGATTGTTACCGAGTTAAATAAATTGTTACTTAGCATAAAAAGTTGTTACTAATGGAGGATTTATGAGCGAAGACGATATTAAAAATATGTATAACGAAGGCGCAGTTGCCTTTAAAAAATATCTATCAACACATAATATTGCTCAATTCACAGATGATGCTGCAGAAATCTGTAAGCGATATGGAAACGGCATTGAAGTGAACGGATTGATGATTTGGTGGTCTGCACGTGTATACGGGTTACATCAGAAATATATTGGAGGTGTCAAATAGTGGGCGTTATTAGAAATATTAGAGGTGGTTCTGCCAAATTCAACGAAGAAGATAGATTAGCACTTGCAAATCTGCTTGTTAAAGCAGGATACACAGTAAAAATGGACTATCGCATTGTTCCAGGTGAGGAAGGAAAACCAAAGCCTAAGAAAGAGCATGTGGTGGTATATGAGGAGTGAAATATATAATGGCAACACGAAAGATATTTGCAACTAAGCAAAGAAAAATGATTTTAGAAGAACAAGGTATTTCGTATACGGTGGATGTATTCCTCAACTTCGTGTTTCCGAATAGGGAAGTAGAAGAGAAGGCGGCTAAGATTTTAAGACAAAAAATGGTATGGTGACTTGCCTAAATTTAAACAGAGGAGTGATTTAGTGAAGATTAAATGGTTAGATGAGAATTGCAATGTTTGCGGAGAACAATTAAACAGTTGGGATGCACGTCTATCAAAAACTTTAGCCTACAAGAATCCATGCTGTGAGAAGTGTATAGCAGAGGAATATGACATGGACCAAGAACAATTACGCAAAAGGATGGAAGATTTCTTCGGAATCAGACCATGTGTAGGGTTGTAGGTGATCTCATGAAAGAATATAACGAATTAACAAAGCATCTCTTAGCGGAAGGATGGACTGTAGATAATTATCCGGATTATGTGCGAATAGATGCAAGTAAGCTTTCAGGAAATGATCCGTTGAATAATTTGGGAGGTGGTTTTGTCTTTAAACGGTGGTATAGGGATGAAATTGTTTATAAAGCAGGATGCGAAAAGTATGTAAAGGGGGCTAATGCATTTGCTTTGGGCTTAGGAATTGAATGGTCACATGAAAATTATAATCCAGTTTTTAGATGTCCTTACGATAAGGCACAATGTCCATATAATGATTCTCGGTTGCACGGAGAGTATGGTGGAGGCCTTGCGATGCAGTGTTTTTGCGTTTGCCATAGAACAGAAGAACCGTATGATTATGAGAACAGTATCGAGAAAGCGAATAAGGACCGTGAAGAAGAAATAAAGCGAAAATACCAAGAGTATTACGATTCTCATGACGGAAGAATATGCGAAAAGCACATGTATTATGATGAACGAACAAAACAATGGGAACTTCGATATCATCCTCGGTTATGTGCAAATTTATGTTATTCCCAAGATGGTTATTGTCCGATTTTAGGAAAACAACTGAGCAAAAAAAGAGGTAATGTCTATTACGATGTAAAGACAAGTTTTATTCCAGAGGAAAAGGAGCAGAGGTCGCTATTTGATGTTGAAGGACAACGTGTAGTGAATATTGAAAAAGGTATTAGAGTGTTTGACCACCCTGTCAATATGGATGTCTGCGAAGCATTCGTAAAAGTTGAAGCAGATAGTATTGCTTACAATTACGACATTAATCATTCTTTTGAGATGAAGTATTGGAATCCAACATGGGAATTTGAAATATTAAACATCCGTGCAGAATCAAAGCCAAGCCGTGATTTAATGCAGGATTTGGAGGATATTAAAGCAGGCATACATATATCCCATGCATCGGACAATGAGAAAAGGAAAAAAGAAGCAAAGAAGGAGATACGAGCACAGGCACGGGAGAAACGCATCGCTAAGCTGGAAAAGAAACTCATGGAAGTAGGATATGAAAATCTGGAAGAGTTTAGTGTCGATAAAGTACATGCAGACAAATGGTTGAGCGTTGAACGTCTCGCAGAACTGGAAGAAATACGTCAAGAGAAATTAAAGGAAGTAAAGCCTGTGCAGATAAACCTCTTTGATTTGATGGGAGATGAATAATATGGCATACACAATCGGGCTATTCATACTAGCCTTATACATAGCAAACAAAATAATAGAACTGTCACTCACTGCAGCTTCGGTTGTGGTGGTGGCAGGAGTAGTGATGATGATTTGGAGGAAATAGGAAGTGATAAACAAAGAATTAATCGAATATTTAAAACAATATCCAGATGAAGCAATACCAAGTTTTATTGTGGCAAATCCAAAAGACAGGAAGTATCACGAAACAGTCAATGTATTCTGCATAACGGATATGGAAACACCGGTATTCTGTGTCGAGGTGGGAGCTGCACAGGATATGGATGAAGAAATAGTAAAAGCTTGTGAGGAGGATGAAAAGCAAGTATGACGGAACAAGATTTAGTAATACAGGACCTTAAAGCAGAGAACGCGAAACTAAAAGAGCAGTTGAAGGAACAGTCCAAACCAACAGAACAGGTTGATAAGGACGAGCTGACAGAAGAAATGTTGGGATACATATGCGACGCTCTATGTAAGAATCCATGCAACATTAAGGATGTGGAGAAGTTGGAGCGAGTGTGTGCTGAGTGTCAGGTTGAGAATTATCTGGCCAACATCAAATTAGCAACAATAAAAGTTCTTGAATCCAAAAAGAAAGGATTTAAGGATTGCATATCAAAGCAAGAAGTACAACTAAATAGGGAATGGAACAAAGCAATAGAAGCGTGTATAGAAACTGTAAAGGCAGGTGGAGTGAATGAATCGTAAAGAAACAACAGCCTTCCTCAGTGAACTTCTTGTGTCGGACAGATTAACTGGAATGGGTAAACACTGGGCGAATGAAGTATGTATCGACTATGGAACAAAGGATGTAAAAAGAGTAGATTTCATGTTATTTGAACCATCTACTCAAACCAGTGTAAGCGGAATTGAAAAAGGCATTTTTACATGTTTCGAAATAAAGAGCTGCAAGGCGGATTTCAATAGTGGCTTTGGTCGCAACTTCTTTGCAGAGAAAAACTACTTTGTTATGACAATGAGTACATACAAAGAGGTGATTCAAGAAATTCCTCACGGTGTTGGAGTATTGGTTGCTATTCCGAGATTAAGTCATGAGCTAGATGAGTTTGAGAATCCAACAGAATTAGGTGGAAGCACGAGCGAGTGGAAACTACATGCCATATTTCTAGCAAGGTTACAAGAGCGAAAACGACCAATGGTAGAGTTATTGTTTTGTATGTTAAGAAGTGGAAGGACGGTGTTTTAAATGGCTAAAGCAATGTTGATTATGGATATGCCGAGTAGTTGTGGAAATTGCGATATATCATCAAAGGTTAAAAGTCAATATCAAGTAAGATGTCTTATTCTGAAAAAACTTGTATGCAAATTTGAAAATTGTATACCAAATGATTGCCCGCTTCGTGAAGTACCACAGTATAAGCATTTAGACGTAGACGGAATTAGTGAATTTTACGCAAACATAGGTTTCAACCAATGTATAAGAAAGATATTAGGGGGTGGCGAGTGATGACGCATTTAGAGAGTTTATTTCACGATTATTGTACTAACCGTACTTGTGTCGATTGTAAATATTTCGAAGATAAAAGAGTGGTAAATGGCAAGTCTTGTAATGAAGCATATGAAGAAGATTACAATAAAAGATATGCTAAAAAGCGAGGTGGCAGACAGTGAGTGATTATAAATGTGAAGCATCATACGAAGGTATTTGCCATAATGTCTATGGCTATGGAACGAAGTGTAGTGGATATAGCAAAGAATGTCGATTAAGACAACATTATGAAAATTTATCAAATGCTGCAAGAGGACTTGAAAGAGCAATTAAAAACGCATTAGGAATAAAGGGGGATGGACAGTGAGTGATCATATAAGCAAAGAACAAGCAATAGACGTTTTAAAAGAAACGGGAATTATACAAGACAACGATTTAGGACACTTGGTTGTGGAAGAAATCAACAGAATTCCAATCATATCCGAAACCGAGATAATTCGCAAGTCTTTTGAGAGAGTTGTGGAGAGGTTGGAAGAAATTCAGATTGGAAGAACGGAAGAAGGAGTTGTTGTCGGTTGTAATCTTGAAGTGTGTGAAGATGATGATTGTATTATTTGTTTAAAAAAGAAAATCATCAACATTATCAAGGAAGAAGGTGGGATTGAATGACAGTACAGAAGAATTTAGATTTTCCGTGGAGCATGGAAGATACCATAGAAAACTTAAAAGAGTTAAAAGAAATTTTGCAGGAACATTTAAGACGTAAAAATTATGAAGGACAAGGGGAAAGAGATGTCAAAGAGATTGCATTTGATTTTGACAGAGCAATCCAAGCCCTAGAAGAAGTCGAACAGTACAGAGCATTGGGAACTGTGGAAGAACTGACGAATCAAAAACATAATTTGTCGGTTGCTTATAAGTGTATCGAAGAATTGCAACAAAAAGATTGGATTCCTTTTGAACAAAGAGAAGCAGACGAGGAAGAAAAAGAATATTGGCTAAAAAACTACGGACAAGAAATTGAATATATGCTTTGTGGCAGACTTCCAGACGAAGATGAAGAAATCATTGTGTCATATGCAAATGGATGTGTTGGCGAAGATACATTCATGTGTGATGGATGCGAATGTTATTTAGACAGTGGAAATGAGTTCATAACAGAAGCAATTGCGTGGATGCCGAAGCCACAACCATACAAGAAAGAAGGTGCAGAATGAGCGACCCATACAGAACACCAGAAGAGTACATAGAGCGATATGCACGTGACTATTGCAATGGCGACATTGAAGTCGCAAAGCAGCACGCTATTGTAAAAGCAGTGGTTGAAGAGAAAACGAAGGAGTGATAGCCATAGGAATTTCAAAAGCACAAAAATTAGAAACACAACATCATCACGATGCGATGGTAAAAATGCAGTCGAGCGATAAAGCAAAAGAATGGTTTAGAAGAAAACCATATGAGATAAGGAGTGGTGCCGGTGGACAAGAAAACTTTGAATCAGTATCGAGCGTTAGTGAAGGAAATACCAAAGATAAAGAATGACATTGCCAAATTGGAGAAACGCCTGGAAGAAGTTCCAATTGTATCCGGCAAGGTTATGAAGTCTGGTGATGAATTTCCATACATACAAGGACACATAACAGTCGAGATGGAAGAACCTAAGCTCGCAACCGAGATTAAGCAGCAGATCAGAATGAAAGAACTACGACTTGACAAAGCAGAAAGGGACAAGACTTCTATTGAGAAGTTTATTGCCGGTATTTCAGATAGTACGGACCGGATGATATTTGAATTGTTATATCTGAGTGAAAAGAGAACATCACAAAGCAAGGTTGGGGATATTGTAGGATATAGTCAAGGCAGAATATCTCAAATAATTAAGGAAAAACTGAAAGATTAATAAAATTAATAAAATAATGTGTTATTATTATAATTGACCAAGGTGTAAATAGTTCACTTTGTGTCATTCCTCGTATGATGTTGAATCGCAAAAGTAAAAAAAGACACTCGATGTTGGGTGTCTTTTTTCTTGCCAAATATTTGAAAAAAGCTTATTATGAAATAGAGGTTTTTCGATGTTGGGTGGAACGGAGGAAAAAATGACACAAGAAGAAAGAATGGGTTACATTGAATTCAGAATGGATTTATTACGTGAAGGAACTGAATTTGCAAAATTTATCTATGATTGTGAAGTGACAGAAGAACAATTAAGAGCTTTATACGATGTCATGGATGGGTTGCGCCAGGAAATTGATAACGGGAACGAAGTGAGTTCTGCTGCATATGAAACGGAAGTATTGAGAATTGTAGATTCAAGAAGACTTGATTATCATTTTTGCGAATCTTTTGCAAGATTATTATGGGAAGAAGGAAGATATGAAGAAGCATTTCCTGCTCTTTATGGAGAGAGTATGAAATTTCAGCATTTATTTAAATAAAACTAATAGGCACCCTTCGGGGTGCTTTTATAATGCAATAATATCGGAACATATCATCAATGGTAGATGTGCAGGGTCGCTACCTGCGTCTCGGTTCGATTCCGGGTGTTCCGTTTGAGTTAGGTGTTGACTGTTGTACGGTCCGTAATTCTCTGACGAGAGAGCCTAAGTCTTTTTATGTGTCACAAATTAGAAAGTGAGGTGAGTCCAAGTGACAGAAAATCAAAAAATATTTGCAGATGAATACTTGATAGATTTTAATGCCACAAGGGCTTACAAAGTCGCTTATCCAAATATAAAGAAAGATGAGACGGCCAGAGCAAACGGAAGTAGAATGCTAACAATTGCTAACGTTCGAGATTATATCGAAAAACGAATGGTCGATAGGCAAAAGAGAACAGAGATAACGCAAGATATGGTTGTTGAAGAACTCGCAAGTATCGCTTTTTCCAAAGCTACCGACTATGTGCAAATAGTAAAAGGACGAGTTGTAATCAAAGATACAGATGTGTTGTCCGATGCGCAAGTTAGAGCCATCGCCGGCATTAAAGAAGGTGCAAATGGTATTGAAATTAAAATGAATGACAAAGAGAAGGCTTTAGAACTTCTTGGACGTCATTTAGGAATGTTTAAAGATAAAGTTGAGGTGTCTGGTCTAAAAGATGAAATGTCAAAACTAGACAGCATTATCAAACAAATGCGTGGTGGTTCTAGTGAGTAATCAAGAACTTATTCTATCAGATAAGTACCTGGCGTTTATCAGATGCAATGCGCCTGTAGAGTTTTTAGAAGGCACCACAGCGGCAGGGAAGACGACCGTAGGTATCTTTAAGTTTATGCTGAAAGTTGCGGAAAGTGAAAAGAAGTACCACATTATCGCATCCAAGGATGTAGGTACAGCAGAAAAGAATATAATCAATAAAGACCTTGGTATTGTAGACAATTTCGGAATATTGACAGAATATAACGGAAACGGAACCAAGGATGAAAAAATACCGCACATTCTGTATCATACAAATAACGGTGATAAAGTTATTTATATTATGGGATATGGAGATAAAAAGAAATGGCAAAAAGCTCTCGGCGGTCAGTATGGTTGTTTGTATATTGATGAAGTCAACACGGCAGATATCGATTTTATTCGTGAAGCTGCAATGCGTTGTGATTACTTTATGGCAACGCTTAATCCAGACGATCCGAATCTTCCAGTATACAAAGAATATATTAATTGCAGCAGACCATTACCGGAGTATAAAGATGATGCTCCAAAAGAAATAAATGACGAATTAAAAGAAGAACCGAAACCCGGCTGGGTGCATTGGTTCTTTTCTTTTATGCATAATTTAGGCATGTCTAATGAAAAAATAGAGAAAATTAAACTGAACACGCCTAAAGGAACAAAACTTTGGAAAAATAAAATCGAAGGAATCCGTGGTAAAGCAACAGGACTTGTATTTCCAAACTTTGATACTAAAAAGCATGTTGTATCAAAGGAATGGTTAAAGAGACAAATACGAGAAGGAAAAATAAAAATAAAGAAATTAAGCGCCGGACTGGATACATCGTATTCAAGTCAATCAAAAGATACAATTGCGATGTTGTTTCAGATCGTCACAGAATGCAGAAAAGTAATTACAGTAGATGAAAAGGTATATAGCAATAAAGACTTGAATATCCCACTAGCACCTTCAGATACAGTAAAGAATTTTATTGATTTTTTGGAACGTAATCGTGCAGAATGGGGATTTGCAAAAGACGTGTTTATTGATTCGGCAGATCAGGCTACGATTACGGAACTGCACAAACACAAAAGATTGCATGGATGTATATATAATTTCATCCCTGCACATAAGAAAACAAAAATAATTGACAGAATTAAGCTCATGTTGTCTTGGTTGCAACAGGGGGCTTATTTAGTTTTGGAGCATTGTACTAATCATATCGCAGAACTTAATCAATACAGTTGGAAGGAAGATAAGGACAATGAACCGGAAGATAGAAACGACCATACCATCAATGCCAGCCAATATTCGTGGTTGCCATATAAGATGATGATAGGAGATGAAGAAAATGAGGTGGTGGAATAACGTTATGGAAAACATAAAAAACGGAGTGAGAAGTTGGTTAAATGTTCAACCAGCGAATCCAGCACAAGTGAATATAAGAGAGACATTGGATTTTACCGGCAATGCAATCAAAAATAGAATTTGGTACTTGGGAGACAGTAGCGAATTAGAACAACTGTATGAGCAATTGTCAATCAGCACAGCTCGTCGTACCTTCTGGGGAGCAAAATGCAGTCCAGGAATGGAATTGAACAAGCTGCATACAGGGATTCCGGCATTGATAGTAGACAGACTGACAGATGTTACACTTACGGATTTAGATGATTTTAAATTCAACAATAAACCGGATGAAGACATTTGGAAAAATATCTGCAAAGAGAACAATATAAAAGAGCTGTTCAATGAATCAGTCAGAGAAACATTGTTTATTGGTGATGGAGCATTCAAGATTAGTTTTGATACCGTACTATCTGCTTATCCTATTATTGAATATTATCCTGGCGAAAAGATTGAATTTGTATTAAAACGTGGTCGCATCACGGAGATAGTGTTTAAGACGTCGTATGATTACAAAGGCAAGGAATATATTTTGAATGAACGTTACGGATATGGATATATCAAATACAAACTGATGCACGCTGATAAAGAAGTTCCATTAGACGGTATTCCATACACAAAAGGTTTGATAGACGTTGCTTTTTCAGGATATGAAGAAGATAAAGATGGAATTGTTTCGAAAAAAGGAACGTATATGCTTGCGGTACCGATTAAGTTCTTTAACTCTAGCAGATGGAAAGGAAGAGGTCAGAGCATCTTTGACAAGAAAATTGATGCGTTTGATTCTCTTGATGAAGCATGGAGTCAATGGATGGATGCTCTTCGCGCTGGTAGAAGTAGAGAATACATTCCAGAGTGTTTAATTCCGAGAGATCCTAGCACGGGTACACTTATCAAACCTAATGCGTTCGATAATCGTTTTATAGCTATAGAATCAGATGCACATGAAGGTGCTAAAAATGAAGTTAAAATACAGCAGCCTTCTATTCCACACGAAAGCTATTTGGCAACGTATGTTACTGCTTTGGATTTATGCCTACAAGGATTAATCAGTCCATCAACACTCGGTATTGATGTGAAAAAACTTGACAATGCAGAGGCACAGAGAGAAAAAGAAAAGGCTACCTTGTATTCAAGAAATGCCATTGTGGATGTATTGACCGAGGATTTGAAGAATTTGGTTTCTGTCAGTATTATGGCATATAAAGAGTTCGAAAATCCAAATTCTGAAATAAAACCAGTTGAAGTCGACGTATCTTTTGGTGAATATGCAAATCCATCATTTGAAAGTCAAGTAGAAACTGTCGGTAAAGGTAAACAGCAAGGCATCATGAGTATTGAGGCGTCTGTTGAAGAATTATATGGCGATTCAAAAGATGAGCAATGGAAGAAAGAAGAAGTTGCGCGATTAAAAAACGAACAAGGCATTCAAAGCGTGGAAGAACCAGGTGTTAATATGACAGCTGGTAATTTTAACGTTAATTTAGGAGGAAATGGTCATGAAGGTGCAGGTGGGACCGCGAACATATCAAATGAGTGATGCAGAATGTCGTGGCTTGCTAAAAATCGCTAGTGAACAAGTTCCTTTTGGTGTGTATGCGCTTGAAAAGAAAGGTTATATGGAACTTCGAAACGACCATTGTAAAAGCATTACACAACTTAAATCACTGAAAAGACAGTTTAAGGCGCAAGGCTTTAAAGTGTATGCAAATGGTGGTGGTTGATATTGAGAAAAGACTACGATTTAGAAGATGCTTTTGCAGCCATTGAAGACGAACTGATTGAATCTATGATGCGCAATATGAAGCGTCATAAGATTGAGGAAATTGGTGAAGATAAGCAATGGGAGATGTGGCAAGCCCTGCAATTGAAATCACTTGAAGAATACAAAAAGAAAAACCAAAAGGAATTTACAAGTTGGTTTTCAGATATCAACGATCAGATTGATAAAGTAATTAGAAAAGCTAACGAAACCGGGCAAATGGACCAAGAAATAGCAATCTTACAGGCTATCAAGAATGGATTCAAAGGTGCAAGGAAATCATCAAGCACAATGCAGGCAGAGTTCTTCCGGTTAAACGAAAGAAAGTTGGATGCACTTATCAAAGCAACAACAGCTGATATGAAGAAGGCTGAAATGGCGATTCTTCGTATGGCCAATGACCAATATCGAAAAGCAATTTTCAATGCACAAGTATATGCAAATACCGGTGCAGGAACTTATGAAAAAGCAGTTGATATGGCAACAAAGGACATGCTTTCTTCCGGGCTCAATTGTGTGGAATATTCAAACGGTGCAAGGCATACATTGAAAGATTATGCAGACATGGCTATCAGAACAGCGTCTAAGCGTGCATATCTTCAAGGAGAAGGCGTGATGCGTCAGAACTGGGGAATATCTACAGTTATTGTAAATAAACGTGGAAATCCTTGTCCTAAGTGCTTGCCGTTCTGTGGGAAAGTTCTGATAGATGATGTTTGGTCAGGTGGTTCTCGTCAGGATGGTCCATATCCATTAATGAGTTATGCTATTTCTGAAGGGTTGTATCACCCAAGGTGTAAAGATAGTCATACTACATACTTTGAGGGTGTAAGTACTCCGCCGGATGATGCGTATACACAAGAAGAAATTGAGCAGATAGAGAATGATTATCGGTTAGAGCAGAAAAAAATATATGCTAAGAAACAAGCAGAAAAGTATAGCAAACTAGCGAGACATTCTTTAGATAAGGACAATAAAAAGAAGTATCGAACGAAGCAAAAACAATGGGAAAACAAAATATATGATGTGAATATGTTGCGGACATATGAAGATCCAATTCGTGAAAAAATAGGAAGTGCGTTTGAGTCTCATTACGAAGAAACATTAAAGATAATTAAAGAATTAGAGGCAAAAGGAATAGAAATCGAGTATCGAGACAACGTAATGGGATATCAGCCAAATCCAACGCCTGGAAAGGCGGGAAGATTCGTCATTGATAGACGAGCTAGTTATAGTGCTTGGTTACATGAACGTCAGCATGTTATTGATGATGAAAATAGTGGGTGGAAAGGATTTAGAAATTTCATGAATCCAGAAAGAGCGGTTGAATTTGAAGACAATGCATATG